CCCGCAGCCCCAGTGTTGCCCTTGGCGGCCAAAACGCTCCAATAGGTGGTTGCCGTGTCCGGCTCCTGCCCCGTGCCCGCCAGGATGGCAATGTAGGCCGTCCCGTTGTAGCTGACCACGTCGTTGACGGCGTATGCAGTTCCAATGGCCCACGCACCTCGATATTTGAAGGTAAGCGCAGGGACCAGCGCATCAATTGCCTGGATCGCGCCATTCAACAGCAGGATCGCAAGGCTCGCCGGCGAATCCACCGCGGGCAGCACCAGCTTCAGGTTTGGAGTGACTACTTCGGGTTCATTCATTGTGTTTTCCTTTCACTGCGATCCATCGATTTCGAGGCATTGCAGGTGCAGCAGAACGCCCTGCAGCCCCACATCGTCGAAGAGTTGAATTAGATAAGTGTGCGTTCCGAAGACGACGCGCATACCCGGCGCGATCTTCGGCGTTGATGTAGCGCGGATGGTGATGATGTGCGTCACCTGCGCGCTGAACTGCCCGGACTGGTAGTCTTCCTTGGTTCCACTGGTTGTGTAGCGGATCGAGGCCCACGTCGTGCGAATTGTGCTCCATAAAGCGATAGGTTGTCCCAAAGCATCCTGCGCAGTGCCAGCCTGCACCAGCGCCACGTTGGACGCCGTCGCCGATGCGGCCGCCGAAAGCGTAATACTTGCGCTCCCAATGGCAGCGATCGTCGCTCCAACCGGGATTCCTGCTCCACTCACACCTGCGCCAACCATCAGTCCGGCAAGGCTGGAGATCGCGCTCACAGTCTTGCTTGCAGCCGCGGTGCTGCCGGTAAAGTTGACCGGCACATTCTGCTGCTGGATCTGCACCTGGTGGCGCAGGTCCCCGACCGGAGCTAGAAGCGGATTCCTCATAGTTTTTCACCGCGAAGCGGTCGAGTACCCCACGAAGTGGTCATGGCTGGTAGTACACCCGGTTTTTGTTCAGCATGTTCTGGATCATGTATGGCGCTTCCAGCATCGCGCCGCCCTGCTGGACCGGAGTGCGGTTTTCGTACCAGTGAGCGATCAGCAGAAGCATCGCCTGGATGTCGCCAAACGGGATTTGTGGCCCGAGGTTGGCGGCCGCTCCGGTGACCGTCGCAACAGCGCTTGCGGTCAGCGTTGCATTGCCCTCGCTGTCCACGGAGGCGATCGTAGTCAGCAGCGGAGCTCCGGCCGGTCCCGCGCCCGGAACGGAGATGACTGTGCCAACATCGGAGGCGGTGAAGATGTATCCGCTAACGCCAGTCAAAACCGACGCACTCGCGGCGATCGAGGCCGTCAGCGGGCTGGCGCCAACCGTGTAATCGATCCACACCGAGTTCGGCTCGCGCAGCGCATGGGGCCAGGGCACTCCGCCCAGCAGCTCCGGAGCGCGCACAATCTCGGCGGGGTCCTGCCGGTTGTTTACAACATATTGGCCCGGGTCCAGTGTCTGGGTTGCGCCCGTCAGGTCGGTGTATTGGATCTGGACCAGTTTGCGCAGCGACGAGCGCGACAGCTCAAAATGCTCTCGATGCAACCGGTGTTTGCGGCGGTAGTTGCCATAACCCATCTGCGCATAGCCGAACAGCAGGATGCGCGGCAGATCGTGCCCCGGAAAGCAGTCGTAGTATTCCGTGTAACTCTGGAAGAGGTAGCAGCGCGCCGTCTGCGTCTCGGCCACCTCGCGCGCCGCGGAGATCAGCAGCGACAGATAGGCGTCCTGCGAGGTGTCGCCGGCGTCCACGCGCAGTTGCAGCTTGGCCATTGCAAGGCTGACCGGCTCGGCAGCCGGCGGCAATGTAAGTATGGGGCGTCCTACCATGGTTCAACCTCAAACCCAGCTTTGTCTCTGCTTTTTTATCTTTCACGCACGGAAGTGCGTCGAGAACGGTACGAAGTACACATCGGGAGCGGGAGGCTCAATGCAGATCCTCCCGCTTTCTCCCGTCTGTTCCCGAAGATCTACGTGGATGCCTCGGGTGCTGAGCGCTGGATCCAGCGCCGTTTGGGTGAGGTGCTAGGCGACGCCGTACGCAGGGCTGACGACCAGCGTGGTGGCGATCACCGTGGCGTCCTGCGTGGTCGGCTTGAAGCCGGGCTTGTACTGGATCGCGATCAGCGAATCGACGATCGCTCCGGTCGAGCCGCCGCGCACGATCTGCGGCGTCACATACCGGTCCAGCGGCCGGTACACGTCCAGCACCGCGCAATCGTTCGAGGTTGCCACCGAGGCCAGCGCGCCCAGCAGGTCTTGCTTGTCGGATCCGTTGGCCGCGGCGCCGCTGGATGCCTTGACGCCCGGCGTGCCGTCGGTGACCGCGCCAACGGCGAGGATGAACATCACGCCGTCGAATCCCGACATATCGAGCGTCGTACCGACGATTGTGCTGGTAGCAACGACCGCCGAAGGCGATACGACGCTGACCTTTACATTGGAAGAAAGATTCATGGGAGACCTCCGTCTCAATTTCTGGTGAAGATGGGTGAAGTACCAGGGGCCCGGCACATCCGGCCAAGCCCCCGATCGCGTTCAGGCAGCTTTGCAGCCGGTTAGGTGCTGCAGATGAGGCGGGTGAAGGCCTCGGCGAGCACCGGCATTCCGTCCGTCTCGGTCCGGGCGATGTAGCCGACCTGGTTCGATTCGGCGTACAGCTCCATCAGCACTTGGATCTCCATGTCGAGCGCGTCGACGATCTCGTACTTCGTGAAGTCGCCGCAGACGCCGATATAGAGGCCACTGGTGCAGGTGTTGGGAGCGTACTCCGACATGTAGAACGGCCGGTTGAGGATGCGGTCCGGCTCGCAGGCGGTCATGCCCGGCTGCCAGATGTACTGGCCATACAGGTCCTTGAACTTGCGGAGCTGCTGGACGATGGTGCGGTTGAAGACGAAGGTCGCATTGGCCTGGTACTGCGCCTTCAAGCCGTAAAGCATGTCGGTAATGCAGTCCGAAGGGCTGACACCGGTGGATGGGGCGACGAAGCCGGTGGCCGACCCCGTCTTCACATCACGCGAAGTGTCGATGCCGTTGGCACTGGCCGTAAAGACGCCCAGCGGCTGCTCCGCACCGTTGCCGACGAGAAACGCCTTCTCCTGCGAGACGGCCATCTTGTAGCCGAGACGCCGGATCACCAGGTCCTGCACGGACCTATTGAGCCGCAGCAGCTTCTTGGAGACGAGGATGCGCTTGGCCAGCGGGTGCGGTTTGAACTCGCGCTTGCCCAGTGTGAGCGCCGTGTCCGCGGTCCCCGTGGACAACTCCGCAGTCCACACCGCATCGTCGACGTCGGTGGTACGGGCCGCAATGCCCATGCTCTGGGCCGTCGCCAGCACCTCCTTGGTGGCCATCTTGCGGATGAACACCAGGTTGTCAACCACCTCGATCAGCCGCGAGGAGAACTCCTCAGAGGCCGTCAGGAAGCCGCCGCCCACGTCCGAGTCCGCCGAGAGCGCGTTGCGGATCTCCGGTGCCACCTGGCCCGGCGTGCCGCTGTTCAGGAAGCGGTCGAAGGCCTCGACGTAGGCTGCGCTGGCGCGAACCGGGTTATACGGCTTGCGTCCGTTTGCCTCGGCTCCCGCGACCGGACGCTTTGCACCCGCGTCGATCTGGGTTGCTCCGGCCTCGCGCTGCTCCTGCTTCTCGTGCAGGGCAATGGCAGCGTCCAGCTCGTCCATGGCATCGTCCATCTTCTTGATCTGGTCGGCTTCCTCGGTGTTGGGCGACTTCCGCTTGTCCGCAGTCACCTTGTCCAGGACGGCGCGGTACTGCGTCACCAGGACACCCTTCTCGTTGCGCAATTCAATGCTCTTTCGCATGGTTTTTCCCCCCCGCGTTCTGCGCGGGTGTTGCGGTTGTGGCCGGTTCGGCGCGCTCACCGGGAGGCGCTTATGCGGGCACCGGAACTTTCCGGGGTGGGTGGTTTAGGCTGCGCGCTCGCGGAGCGACAGCGGTAGATTGATGGCGCGTATAATAGCCGCTATGGAAATTTCTGGTTATTTACTCGAAGCTGGAATCCAAAAAACAGACCCAGACTACGGGTTGCAGTTCAACCTGACTCACGCATCGCTCTCTCCGTTGGGCATCCGTATAGGACTCGATGAGAGAGTGAAGGATGTTCTCAGGACGCACGGGGTTGGCCAGATGACCGAAGCCGGTCGACGCGAGTTCATAGAATATCTATCTAAATTGGCGTTTAGGCTGCGCGCTCGCGGAGCGCCAGACGCCGCTTGAAAATCTCAAGGCTTGCGACGTTTCCCACGCTCATTTCTTCTTCGTGGTTGGGGCAGTCGCAGCCTTCGGCTTGGCACGGGTCATTCTCACATCCCGAGCATCCAACCGTGGCGCAGGCCGTGCAATCGCACTCGCAATCCGGGTTGATATTCGCATTCGGTGTCTCCTTCTTCAACTTCAGGCTGTCTTCATCGACGTCAATGTCATATTCCTTTGCCGCGGCCAAGATGCGCCCGCGCGCCAGCTTCTTCTCGTCCGCGTTGGGCATCTCCGTCTTGCTCCAGCGCGCGATCGCGTTGCGGACGTGGGTCGCCGACTTCTCGTCGGTCGAGAACTTGATCGGCAGCTTCCAATCGGCATGATCGTCCGATCCCTGATATGCGAAGTCGCCCTTTGTCAGGTCCTCATCGTCAACCCGCTTGGTGTCCTTCTCGGCGGCAAAGGCTGGCGCGTGTTTGAACTCCTTCAAGTTGAAGCTGCGCGCCAGCGTCTGGGCTTCTTCGATCTGCTCGCCGTCCTGGTCCATCACGTGGTCCGCAAATCCCTGCTCGACGGCCTGCGGTCCACTCATCCAGGTCTCTGCGTCCATGATGGCTTTGATTGCGGCCGCGTTCTGCTTCGTGCGAGAAACGAAGATCTCGCCAATCGTGACCGAGATCAGGTCGATCGCGTCGGCAGCCGCGCGCAGGGCCCGCGCATCGCCATAGCAGCCCCACATCGCGTTGTGGACCATCAGCATGGCGCCGACGCCGACATTGATGGTGTCGCCGGCCATCGCCACCACCGAGGCTGCGGAGGCTGCAATGCCGTCC